TTAACTACGTTATCAGCAGGGGCCCAAGAAAATTCTGGACAAGAACGTTCTGCTGCTAGTGGTAGCGGATTTACATCAGATGTAACAACCGGAGGTCTTCTCCGTTCTGGGTCAGAACAAAATCTTCGTTGGGAAGTTTCGGATGTAAGTAATACCAAAGGTACATTTACATTGTTGATTCGTCGTGGTGATGATATTACTAATCGTAAAATTATTTTAGAACAATACAATAATTTAACGTTAGATCCAAATTCTCCTAATTACATTGCAAAACGCATCGGAGATATATCATATACATTAAAAGATTCGACTACATCTCAACCATATTTCCAAATCTCTGGTTCATATGCTAACAAATCTAAATACGTACGTGTAACAGTATATAAAAATACAGTTAATTGGTTTGATCAAAACGGAACGCGACGCAGTTCTGACTTTACTGGTAGTTTACCTCAAGCTGTATCTGGAACATTTGCAAATGGTAGTGATGGATCTGTAACACATCCAAAACAATTCTATGAAAATATATTTGCTGGGGGCGGAAATCAACAACAAGGTTTTGACTTATCGAATTCAACATATCGCGAGCCATATTTAGCTGCTATCAATTTGTTAAAGAATCAAGATGATTACGACTTCAACTTGTTAACATTACCTGGACTAGTAGATAATAACACAAATGCTAGCGGAATAATAGATGCAGCCCAACAAATGATTGAATCGCGCGGCGATGCATTCTTAGTTGTAGACCCATATGCATATGGCGGTACAATATCAACAGTAGTAACTGAAGCTGATACACGTAATAGTAATTACGTCGCAATGTATTGGCCATGGGTATTAATTCCAGATCGTGACTTAGGTAAAAATGTTTGGGTTCCTGCAAGTGTCGTTGTGCCGAGCGTATATGCATTTAATGACCGAGTAGCCGCTCCATGGTTTGCACCAGCTGGCCTTAACAGAGGCGGAATTGAAATTGCTGTACGTACTGAACGTAAACTTAATCAAAGCAATCGTGATACATTGTATGATGCAAATGTCAACCCAATTGCTAGTTTCCCTAATCAAGGAGTAGTAGTTTACGGACAAAAAACAATGCAGAAAAAATCATCGGCATTGGATCGTGTTAATGTACGTCGCTTGTTAATTGCTGCTAAGAAGTTTGTTGCTTCAACTAGCAAATATTTGTTATTTGAACAAAATACAGCGGCTACTAGAAATAGATTCTTAAGTATTGTTAATCCATACTTCGATAATGTTCAACAACGCCAAGGCTTGTATGCATTTAAAGTTGTAATGGACGAAAAATTAAATACTCCAGAAGTAATTGACCGTAATGAATTACGTGGAGCTATTTATTTACAACCGGCAAAAACTGCAGAATTTATTATTATTGACTTTAACATCCTACCGACTGGCGCTGCTTTCCCAGAATAGTCGTAATGGATAAAAATAAACAAGGAGAAAACTAATGGCAGAAAAAATTGTTTCGCCCGGTGTATTTACCAATGAGATTGATCAGTCAGCTTTACCTGCTGGTATCGCCAGTATCGGAGCTGCTGTTATCGGTCCAACACACCGCGGGCCTGCAAATATTCCGACAACAGTAACTAGTTATTCCGATTTTGTAGCTAAATTTGGTGGAGTGTTTACTGTAGGTACAGGTATAAATGAAGCCACTTACAAATACTTAACTAACTATTCTGCACAAGAATATCTTAAATATGCTGATACATTGACAGTGGTACGTACCGCACCTAGTGATATAGCATATGCTAATAGTAATGTAGTAGATCGTTCTGGTACTGGTACAATATCATTTACATTAACTGCATTATCAGCAGGCGCCCAAGAAAATTCAGGTATTGTAGCTGCATCAACAGCTGGATCTGGTAGTTCAGCAGATCAGACTACCGGTGGTAGATTAATACTTGGAACTGAGACTAATCTTCGATGGGAAATATCAAATGTAAACACTACCAAAGGTACATTTACATTATTGATTCGCCGCGGCGATGATATTACTAATCGTAAAATTATTTTAGAACAATATGCTAATTTAACGTTAGATCCGACATCACCGAACTATATCGCAAAACGAGTAGGCGATGTATCTTATACGTTGTTAGGATCCGGCGGAACTGACCCATACTTCCAAGTTAACGGATCATATCCAAATGTATCTAAATATGTACGTGTAAGTAACATTTCTAATACTACCACTTTCTTTGATCAGACCGGTAAAATACGTATTAATAGTTTATCGGGCAGTTTACCTCAAGAAGTTTCTGGTACATTCTCAGGTGGAAGTAATGGCACGGAAGTTTCAAAGTCATTCTATGAAAATATATTTACGCAGAATGCTGTAAATAGCGCAGGTGTACTTGGACTAGGCAATGCGGACAACGAAAATCGTCAGCAGGGTTTTGATATGTCTCAAAGTATTTTCCGTAATGCATATTTAGATGCTATTAATTTATTATCTAACCAAGATGATTATGATTTCAATTTGTTAACATTGCCAGGATTGATAGACGAAAATGAATATGCTGCTAGCATTTTAACTTCAGCTCAACAAATGGTTGAAAGTCGTGGTGATGCATTCTTAGTAATAGATCCTGTACCATATGGCTCATCATTATCAACTGTAGTAAGTACTGCAGATTTGCGTAACAGTAATTATGTAGCTGAATATTGGCCATGGGTATTAATTAATGATTCAGACCTAGGACGTGCTGTTTGGGTGCCGGCAAGTACGGTAGTGCCAAGTGTATATGCATTCAAT